CGGCGCGCTGATCCTGACCTGCGGGGTCGACGTTCAGAAGAACCGCCTTGTCTACGCTGTTCGCGCATGGGGCGCCCGCTCTGAAAGCTGGCTGATCACACGCGGCGAGATTTGGGGTCCGACCGAAGAAGAGGACGTTTGGACCTCGCTTGCGGAACTGCTCGCCTCGCGCTTCGGCGCGATGCATATCGTTCGGACGTTCGTCGACGCCGGCTTCCGCCCGGGCAAGAAAGATGCTGTTCCCGAGCATAAGGTCTATGAGTTCGCCCGGCGTTTCAGCCGGACGGTTTACGCGACGAAGGGCTTCGAAACGAGGCCGACGCCGCTGTCGGTCAACAGGATCGATGTCAACCCGAAGGGCGGTCGGGCGAAGTACGGCCTAGACCTCGTTCGCCTGTCGACGGATTTCTTCAAGTCATGGGTTCATGAGCGAATTCGATGGCCGGAAGATCAGCCGGGCGGCTGGCATTTGTTCGAAGCGATCGACGAGGACTATTGCAAGCAGATTGTTTCGGAAGCCCGAACGAAGAAGCCGGGCGGCGCCGGGTTCACTTGGATCGTCAAATCCAAGCAGAACCATTTTCTCGACTGTGAGGCTTTGGCTTACGCCGCGGCTTACATGATCGGCATTCAGCGCCTTCGCGACGATCCTACCGCGCAGGCAAAACCAGCGCCCGAGCCTAAACGGGGCGACCCGAAATCCGAACCCGAGCATGAACCCGCAGGGGCAGCCCAGGCGCCGAGGCCGCAAGCGAAACGCGAAGGCGGCTTCCTCGGCGGAAGGCGTCGCGGCGGGTATCTTTAAGGAAACCAGATGGCAACCATCGACGAACAGATCGCCGGGCTTGAAGAGGCGATCGCCGCAGGCGTGCGGAAAGTCGTAACGCAGACGAACGGCGTTCGGAAGGAAGTCGAATATCCGTCCTTCGCCGACATGCAGGCCCGGCTTAACTGGCTTCTTCGAAAGAAGCGCGGCGCCCGGTCGCCTGTAACGCTCGCGACATTCGGAAGGGGCCGTCCATGAAGATGAACCTTCTTGACCGGGCGATCGGCTACATCGACCCCGCCCGGGCTGCAAAGCGCGTCCGCAGCCGCGCAGCGATCGAAATTATGAAGCGGTCGTATAGCGGCGCCTCGCGCGGTCGCCTCAATGGCGAATGGCATCGAACATCAAGCTCGGCCGACAGTGAAATCGGCCGGGCTTCGACCTTGCTGCGGGATAGCATGCGCGTCCTCGTGCGCAATAATCCGCATGCGGCGAATGCCGTCGAAGTTCTTGTTTCGCACGTCATCGGGACCGGGATCATTCCCCGGGCGAATACCGGCAGCGCGGCGAAGGACAAGAAAATAAACGCCTTGTTCGATAAGTTTTCGAAGAAGTGCGACGCCGACGGTCAGCTTGATTTTTACGGCGTTTCGGCCCTCGCCTTCCGCGGCATGATTGAAAGCGGCGACGGCCTTGTCCGCCGCCGCCGTCGTCGACTTGAAGACAAACTTCCGGTCCCCCTGCAGTATCAGGTTGTCGAAACCGATCTGATCGACAGCGCAAAGCAGGGCGTTGTCTCCGACGGTCGCGTTGCAATCCAAGGTATCGAGTTCGACGCGCTCGGATCGAGAAAAGTCTATTGGATGTTCCCCGACCATCCGGGGAATTCGCACCTCGGCCTTTCGCTCGATCTAGCGTCGAAGGCGATCCCGGCTTCGGAAATCGCCCACGTTTACCGGAAGCATCGGACGCAGGTCCGGGGCGTTCCGTGGGGCTCGGCGGTCATATCATCCCTGTTTGACCTGGGGACGTATGAAGAGGCGGAACTGATCCGCAAGAAACTTGAAGCTTGTATGGTCGGCGTCGTTCTCGGCGGCGATGAAGCCGACTTCGCACTCGGCGCGGCCCTGAACCCCGAAGCGCAACGCGCGTTCGGCGTAAGGGACAGCGACGGCGTGATCGTCGACAAGTTTGAACCGGGGATGTTCGTCCATGCCGAAGGCGGGAAGGACGTTAAGTTCAATCAGCCGGCGGCGACGGGGTCTTACGAAGGATATAAGCGGGCTTCGCTCCATACGATCGCGGCTGGCTTTCATATCCCTTACTTGCTTTTGTCGCACGACCTGTCGGGCGCGAACTATGCTTCGTCGAAGATGGGCTTCGGCCCCTTCATCAGAATGATCGAGGCCCTTCAATGGCAGTTCGTCATTCCGATGTTGCTGCAACCGATGTGGGAATGGTTCTGCGAAGCGGCGTTCCTCGCCGGCTCGATCCCGTCGTCTGATATCCCGGTCAATTGGATGACGCCGCGCATGTACTCGGCGGACCCAGAAAAGGACGCCAGGGCGACCGTTCTCGAAGTTCGAAACGGCTTGAAGCCGCTGTCAACGGCCATCGGCGAACGCGGCTATGACGCCGACGAAGTCCTCGACGAGGACGCAGCGACCAACAAGAAACTCGACGATCGGAAGCTTGTCTTCGACAGCGATCCTCGAAAGCAGTCGGCGAACGGGCAGAAACAGGCGCCCGGCGACGGCGGCGGATCAACGCCGCCCGAGTAGCGGCTTCATCAAAAACAGGAGCTTCCCACTATGAAGGGAATTGTTATTGACCTGCCGCCCTCCCGGCGCAGTGTCGAAGTGCGCGCGGCGTCTTTCGAAGAGGCTTCGAATTCGATCGAGGTCATTTGGACGACGGGCGAAAAGGTCCGGCGTTATTCCTGGCGGGATGAAGGCTATTACGACGAGGAGCTTGTCGTTAACGCCTCAAACATCCGCATGGGGCGCCTGAACAACGGCGCCCCGTTCCTCGATACGCATGACGACTGGCAGTTGTCATCGGTCATTGGGGCCGTCGTGCCCGGGTCGGCGAAGATCGTCGGCGGCAATGGCCTTGCTCGCGTGGCCCTGTCGGTCGCCCCGGAGCATGAAGGGATCATCGCCAACATCAAGGCGAGCATCATCCGAAACATCAGCGTCGGTTATCGCATCCATCGCGTCGAAAAGACCGAAAGCGACGACGGTTCGGTTCCCATTTGGCGCATCGTCGATTGGGAGCCGCTTGAAATTTCCGCCGTTCCCGTCCCGGCCGATGCCGGTTCGATGATCCGGTCGGAAAGAAGGAAGGGCGAAGACGAGAAGCGCCTCGCCCCCTGCGAATTCGTCGGACTGCGCGACGACAGCGCCGCCGCCGCTTTGGCGCGGATACGGATGTCGCTGTCTTGATCTGAAACCCCTACCGCCTGCGCCCGCCGGGGCCGTAGGAATTCGGTCGATTGCCCCGGCACAACAACCGAAAAGGTCTGTAAAATGAAGAGAAGTTCTTCGTTCATGGCGGTAGCCTTCACGCTTGCCGCTGCTTTCATCGTTTGCGTCGGCGTTCCTGCCGAGGCATTCGCAGCCGTTCCGCATGGCGCGGCGCATGCGATCGGCAGCCTGGGCGACGTAATCGTTCACTACGCCCCGCATGCTGCGGGCGTTCTCGCCGTCCTTCGCGCCGATCTGACCGCCCTCGAAAAGCGAGCGGCCGAAAAGCAGGCAGAAGTGAAAGCCGGTATGGATGACGCCGCGATCCGCAAGATCGAGGGTGAACACGCCAAAATCGCCGAGGAAATCAAGGCGAAGAAGGACGAGATTGCCGCCGAAGAACGCCGCATCGCTGATGAAGAGGCGGCAGCCCGTCGCAATCAGCCGACCCCGAGCGACACCGCAGCCGCTATCGAACAAGCAACTCGCGCAGCCGTCGCCGAGGCCGTTCGCGCAGAACGCAACCGCACGTCGACGATCCGCTCGCTCGCCGCATCCGTCGGCGCCGTTGAACTCGGCGAAGAGCATGCGGGGAAGGAAACTTCCGTCGATGCTTTCCGTAGCCTTCTGCTCGATCACCTCGCCAAGCAGGGTGGCGCCCCGACGAACAGCAACGTTCGCGTTGACGTTCTCCCGGGTAACGCCGAGCAGCGCGCAGCGGCGATCACGAACGCCCTGCAGCATCGCGCGAACCCGGCTGTCGTCGAACTGACGGCCGACGGTCGCAACTTCCGCGGCCTGACGCTTGTCGAAATCGGCCGCGAAGTTCTCGAAGTCAACGGCATCAGCACCCGCGGCATGTCCCGCAACGAAATCGCACAGCAGGCGCTTGCTGTTCGCTCGGGCGGCATGATGACAACGAGCGACTTTGGCGGCATCCTCGCCAACGTTGCTAACGTGACCCTGCGCGCCGGCTATCAGGCGGCCCCGCAGACGTTCCGCCCGCTCGTTCGCGAAACCACGGTTTCCGACTTCAAGGCGATCACTCGCGCGGCCCTGGGCGAAGCGCCTGCGCTGAACAAGGTCAACGAGCATGGCGAGTTCAAGCGCGGCTCGCTCGGCGAAGGAAAGGAAACGTACAAGATCGCTACTTACGGTAAGATCATCGCGATTACCCGTCAGGTTATCGTGAATGACGATCTTGACGCCTTCACTCGCATTCCGCAGGCGTTCGGCGTTCAGGCTGCGCAGCTTGAAAGCGATCTGGTTTGGGCGCAGATCATCGGCAATCCGGTAATGGGCGACGGTAAGACGCTGTTCCATACCGATCACGGCAACATCATCGCCCCCGGCGCTATCGCTGTTGCATCCCTGTCCGCCGCTCGGACGGGCTTTGCGAAGCAGACCGGCCTTGACGGCAAGACCGTTCTCGGTCTGATGCCGACCTATCTGATCGTTCCGGTCGGCCTGCAGACCGTCGCCGAGCAGCTTATCGGTCAGATCGTCGCGACGAAGTCTTCGGACGTTGTCCCCGACAGCCTCAAGCTGAAGATCATCGCCGAGGGTCGCCTCGATGTCGGCATCAACCGGCCGGACGACGACATCGTCGTGGCGGCCAATGCTACCGCTTGGTACGCCGCCGGCAACATGGCGCAGGCCGACATCGTCGAACTTGCCTACCTCGAAGGCAATCGCGGCGTCTACACTGAAACCCGGACGGGCTTCGACATCGACGGCATCGAAATCAAGGCTCGTCTTGATGTCGGCGCGAAGATGATGGATCACCGCAACATCGCGAAGAACGCCGGTTAATAAATCGGCGGACTGAACAGCATCGACAAAAGGGCCGGCCTTAGCGCCGGCCTTTTTGTTTTTCCATTCAACATGCGAGGAAACGCATATGAAAAACTTTGTTCAGCCGGGGCAGGTCGTCCCGCTTACTGCCCCTTACGACGTTGCTTCCGGCGGCGGTCTGAAAGTCGGCGGCATCGTCGGCATCGCGACCTATGCAGCGAAATCCGGCGAGAAGGTCGAAACTAAACTCGATGGCGTCTTTGACGTTGCGAAGACTTCCGCCCAGGCTTGGACGGCCGGCGCTGTCATCTATTGGGATGACACTGCCAAGGTCTTTACGACGGTCACGACCAGCAACACGAAGGTCGGCGTTGCCGTCCTTGATGCCGCGAACCCGTCCGACTTCGGCCGCGTCCGCCTTAACGGGAGCTTCTAAGTTCATGGGGTCGATCTGGCAGCGATTGGATGCGCTCGCGGGGCGGGCAGCGAACGCGGTCTTTTCGGAGGCCGTTCGCATCATGCCGCGCCTCGCGAACGAATACATCGCATCGCAGCCGGACGCCTCCCGACAAGAAGCAACGGTTCGGGGGATTTTTTCCCTCGAACCTTCAACCGACGATTTGCGCGGTCAGCGCATTTCGGGCGAAAGCCGCGGCGCCTTGCGCATGGTCTTCGCCGAAGCAGTTATTCAAATCACCGCGGCCGAGGCCGCTTTAATCGGTTTCATGCCGGTCAAGTCTGATCTGATCAAACTGATCGATCGGCCGGGCTGCATGACTTACGCCGTCGAGCATGTCGAACCGTTTGATAGCGGCGACATCGCGCTTTATCTGACGAAGGAAACAGTCGAATGATCGTCCCGCTCGCCCTGCGCTTGAGCGCAAAGAATGCGCTTGTCAGGGCGACATCAGCCGGCGACCGCGTCTTCGACAGCGCAATTTCGTCGATCGAAGACATGATCAAGGAGGGGCCGCAGCCCTTCGTTGTCGTTTCGACCGACGATCAGGCTTTCAATATTACCGGTTTCGATATTGCCGGGGGCAGTTCCCGACAGGTCGACATCGTCATCGATGTCGCCGTCGGATCGACCGTCAAGATGGAAGACGGCGAAGACCTGGCGGTCATGATCCCGCACACAGACGCGGGAACGGAACTGTCGGTCAACATCATCACGCGGCAGGCTTTGCGGGCGTTGTTCGAACCGAACAGCGGCGGCGCTTGGGGCAAAATGTTTCGCAGGATCGCGCAGCAAGCGACGCGGGTTCTTATCCGTCGTGGGGCAGGCTCGCAGAAGGGCGTCAAGTTCGCTGCGGCGCAAGTCATCATTTCGGTTCAGCCGCTTTTCGAGCCTGCCTTCGGGCTGGCGCCGCGCGACGTTTGGGATGACTTCATCGCCCAGGTCAGGGCCGACCCTGTCGTCGCCCCGCTTGCCCCCGCGATCGAAGCCGCCATCGTCGGGGACGCCGTTCCCGATTGGAAGGCGCTTTCCTCGATCCTCGGGCTGAACGACGAGGCCGGCGCAGCGATCGGCGTCGTGCCGCTTGGCGGCGAGGGCAGCGTTTGGGTTTCCGAACAAGTCGTCTCGCCCGACGGATGGATCGACAACGCAGCGACGGTCGCCGAAAACGTTCCGGGGGCGCCATAATGTCGAGCCTGCTTCTCGATCTATTCCATCGCGTCGCGGCGCTCGAAAGGCGCCTCGCTGGCATGGTTCGACATGGCCCGGTTGAAGAGGTCAATGCTAAAGAAGGTTGGGTCCGGCTGAACCTGGGCGAAGGCGACGACGGGAAGTTCGTTTCCGCGAAAGTCCCTTACGCCCAAATAGCCGGCGACCTGAAAATTCATTCGGCCCCGAGCAAGGGGCAGAACATGACTATCATTGCGCCCGGCGGCGACGTTCGCCAGGCGGTCGCCCTGCCGATGACTTGGAGCGATCAGAATGCGTCCCCCAATGATAAGGCGGACGAACACACGCTGACCCTCGGCAGCGTCCGAGTTGACTTAAAAGGCAACGAATTAAGGATCGCGATTGGCGGTTTCACGCTGACGGTCAGCGAGGACGCTGCGGTCTTCGAGATCGGCGGGGTCGAGCATCGTATTTCGGGCGGCGGGATCGAAACGATCGGCGGCAATGTCCGCCACAACAGCAAGAATATCGGTAGCGATCACGAGCATACCGAAGTTCTGAAGGGCGGCGACCTGACCGGCCCGCCCGCTTAATTGCGGGCATCAACCTAAAAGGACGAGCAACTTGAAAACGCTGCAAGACCTCTTGCTGGCGCGGTTCGCCGCGGACCCCCGCGCCCATGTTGGTGCAATTGATGTATGGGCGGGGCGACTTCGGTTGACTTTTGCCGCCGTCGCCGGTCAGCCGCGCGTTGTTGTTGCGATCGACGGCAACGGCGTCGCCGTTCTACAGCCCGATGTTTCGGCTATTCCTGCGCCCGCAGAACCGATCGAAAAAATCGTTTTTGACGACTACTCCAAGGCGGCATTAATTCGGGCCGCGAACGATCGGGGCATTCAAGTTAAGTCGGGCGCAACGAAGGCTCAAATAGCCGCCGCCCTGAATACGGCAGCCGGTTACGGCGAGTAGGAGGCGTCGCGATGGCTGTTGACCCGAGCATCGACATTGACGCGGAAACCGGCGCAGACATCGCCGGGTGGGCTCATGTCCTGCAGAGCATTCAAGATTTCTTCGTCACCGGCTTCGGCGAGCGCGTTCAGCGCGAATGGTACGGCAGCGTTATCCCTCGGTTCCTGGGAGAAAACCTGACGACCTCGACAGTCGTCCCTTTCTTCGCAGCCATTGCAAGCGCAATGGAACAATGGGAACCCCGCTATCGACTGACGCGCGTCGTTCCTGAAAGCGTCGGCAGAGACGGGAAGCTTCGCGTCTACATGGAAGGCGAGTATCGCCCCCGGGCGCTGCTCGGGGATTTCTCGTCGCAGGGCGCTAAACGCGTAACCGTTCTCGGTGGGAACGGCGGCACTTTTGAGGTTCAAGATGGTTGACCCATTTTTGTCGGGACTGCCCGACCCCACGGTTATCGAAGAGGTTTCTTTCGAGAATATCCTCGCCGCCATGAAGGCCGACATCATCGGCAGGCATCCCGAAATTGAGCCCGTTCTTTCTCTGGAAAGCAGCACAACGGTCAAGGTCATGCAGGTCGCGGCCTACCGTGAAACGGTTATCCGATCCCGCATCAATGATGCGGCTAGGGCTAACCTTCTGGCGTTTGCGGAAGACAGCGACCTCGATCACGTCGGGGCGGGGATGTCCCCGCCCGTGGCGCGACTTTCGGGGAAGAAGATGATCGCTTCCGCAGCCGTATCCTCGACGCCGTGAGGGCAAGGAATGCCGGCTCAGTAAACAGATATCGACTTGTTGCAATGTCGGCGGACTTGCACGTTGCCAATGCCATTGCATACCGCGACGGTAGGTCGCCGACAGTCTACGTCGCAATCTTGTCCGATGCGCTTGACGGCTCAGCATCTTCCGGCCTCATAGGGACGGTTCAGGCCGCCTTTGACCTACCTGAAAACAGAATGGTGAACGGTCAGGTTGTCGTCCTCTCGGCTGTCACGTCCGTCGTTAATGTGGTTGCACAGATCACGACGGTTCCCGGCATGCCTGCGGCGCTTTTGGCGAACGCTGAGAAGGCATTGCGCGACGCGTGGGCGTCTGAAGGTGGGCTCGGGCGTGACCTAACTCGCGACTGGATTAAGGCCAGGCTTCAAATCCCTGGCATTTATTCCGTTGTCGTGTCGCAGCCGGTCGCCGACATAATAAAGCCTCCCTACGAGGCGGCGAGCTTAGGAACGGTAACGCTGACTGAAGCCGGGGAGAACACGTAAGATGGTATTGCAGTCGCTCCACCCGCCGCGATCGACATCGAGGTTCCTGCTTGCTTACGAGCAGGCGCTCGCATACGAGCCCCGCGTCGGTTCGGGCGTGACCGCAATCCGCGACGCTAAAGGCCGCCGCCTGCCGACATGGCTTCAGTTCTTGCTCTACGAGTACGGACTAATCGAACTAACGCCGTATGTTCCAAACTTTTACACGCTCCTCGACGAGGGAAGGGCTTGGCAGATCGATCGCGATACGTTCGCGGCGGTTTTGCGTGGCTTGGGGTGGGTTTCGGCGCAGGGGTCGATTGTTGAGGCACCATCAAGGCGCAATTGGTGGAATAGTTTTCAGGTTAACCTCAACGACCTTCCGCCGGCTGACAGCCCTAACCTTTCGCGGATCGAGAAGATTGTCGAGCTTTCCGCGCCCTTCCGATCTGACTTTCGTCGCGGGGTCAATGGTTACGATATCGGCGCAGGGGAAGGTGACTACACGAAACTTGACGCCTCCATCCTTGACCGCGAGAGCGGCGTTCGGCTGACGCCTAGCGGCGCTCTTTGGTCGTTTGGTCGGGTCACTGAATGGGCTCACGAACTGACCGAGGCCGAAGGAACCGCACTAGGTAACTGGCTAGCCCATGCCTCGCTATCTAGTTTCCTCGTCGACTTCGAGAATGGGACGGCTATCGTTGACGATCTGCCTGTCGACCTGGACGACGTCGTCGCGTTTAGCCGTGGAACATCGAAATGGCATTCGGACGTTGCGGGCCATTGGCAAGAGTTTGGAGTTAACGAGATTGCGAGACTTGATAGCGGAGTTCTGATCGAACCGGCGGCCGATCGTCTAACACAGTTTGCGCCCGAACTTAACCCGCTCGACGACGCGACCGCGGCAACCGTGATACTGATCGGGGTCGATGATCCCTTCGGAGGGGATCAAGCGATCCGCGTTATGTTTGAGGGGGACGCAGGTCGGACATTACTTGTCCCGGCCGACGGCTTGCAGCCTGACACTGTGTACTCGGTTTCTTTCTTCGCGCGATTGATTAGCTCGATAGGCTACCTGCCGCCAGGCGGGGACGCTGGCTTCCAGAGCTTCTTCTCACAGTTGACCGCCAATGAGTGGGTCAGGGTGGAAGGTCTGCCGTTCACGACGGACGATATCGCGGGCCAATGGCTCGACCTGACGCTAGCCGCTAGTGGCGCGACGGTTGTCATCGATCTATTCGGCTTTCAAGTCGAGGAGGGGCCAAAGGTAACGTCGCCGATCCCCGGTCCCGACCTGACGGGGCACCGTGACGAGGACTTGCTGTCGCTAGGTCTCCCTGACGGATTGAATAACGTCGTTGTTACTTTCGGTGACGGGACAGGGCAATCCTTTCTCGGGGTTGAGGGGCCTTTCGAAATCAGGGCCGACATCCTGAACCGGCCACTAATCGCCAACGTCGCCAACGCAAGTTCGACGACGTGGAAGAGCATGGCGTTCCCATGGACAGAAGCCAACTTTCCCTGGGCGTCGGATGCGGTTGTTCAGCGACAGATTACGCTTGCCCATTGGTTCGAAGGGCGGGGGGCTTACCTCGCCCTGAAGAACGATGCGGGGCAGGTTATCGGCTATCGTCGTGCCCGCGCAGTAAGGCAGGTTTTGCCGGACTACAACGGGCCTTTCGCAGTTCTCTCCGCGACCTATGCGCCTACGCAATCGGGCCGATCCGTGATCGTCGAAGCGATGACCGATGCCGGCAACGGCGCCGGGCAAATCGCCCGGTCGATCGAAATCGTCATCGGCGGGACACTGTTGTCCGGCATCCCGCCGGGTCGCCTATGGCTCGACCCTGATGAACTTGTCGGCGGCGTCAGCATCGCGTCGAAGACAGTAAATATCCCGCTTCGCGCAACGGTGCGCGAGCGGCTGAAACTTCTTCTGAGGTTCTAAATGGCTTACGAGCATAAGAGCGGCATTCAAAATGCCTATGACCGGGCCGAAGCGCACCCGGAATGGCAAAGCCTCGTCTTTACCGACAAGTTCGTCCAGTCGGCAGAACTGACGGAAATGCAGACGGTCATTCGCGGACGACACAACCGCGTCGGCCGGCTGATAGCGAAGGACGGCGACCGAACCGAAGGGGCTGCGGCAGTCGTCGTCCCCGAGGCGGTCGAGGAGCCGACCGTCGCGCAGGTCATCTTGACCGCCGGTAAAATCTACGTCGGCGGCGATGTCCTTCCGGTCGCTGCCCTCGTCCTCGACGAAGTCCCGCTGACGGGCATCGTCGAAATCGGCGTTCGCCTAACGACGACGTACATCGACAGCGAAGACGATCCGTCGTTGCTCGGCCTCGTCGACGGATCGGTTTCGCAGGGCGAGCCGGGCGCCGCTCGGGAGGTCGCAACAATCGCCTGGGCGCTGCGGACGGATAACGGCGATGGCGAGTTCATCCCCGTCTATGTCATGCAGGACGGGACGATCATAGACCAGACGCCGCCGCCGTCCCTCGACGGGATCAACGCGGTCGTCGGCGCCTATGACCGCGGCGCGCATGGAAGCTACATCGTCAACGGCTGCAGGGTAACGGCACTCGGCAAAGTCGATAACGCGCAGGTGTTTTCGATCGAGGAAGGCGAAGCGAATATCAACGGGTTCAAGCGGACCCGCCTGAACGCCCTTCGCGTCACTCACGTCGAGGACTTCGATACGGAAGAGGTTGCGGGCGAGCCGCACACATGGCCGGGCGGAACGTCGGTAACGTTCGCCGTCAACCGCAAGCCGATCGCGACGATCAATTCGGTTCTCGTCACAAAGGAAGTGACGGCGACCGTTACTCGCGGGTCTGTCGCCAACGGCGCCGACGCGCTTCCGAACAACAGCGTCAGCGCGATCATCGAGGTCAAGCAAGGCGGGACGACCTACGTCGCCGGTACGAGCTACAACCGAAACGGCGACACGGTCGATTGGTCGCCTGCCGGACCTGAGCCCGCGACATCGTCGAGCTACACGGTCAAGTATCAATATTTGGCGCTCGTCACGCCGGATAGTTCGACCGATACCTCGATCACGGTTTCCGGCGGCGTAACCGGGACGCTCGTCGTTCTCGGCTATGACTTCAAACTGCCGCGCATTGATCAGCTTTGTCTTAACCAGAACGGCTTTGCGGAATACATCAAGGGCGTTTCGGCCCGCGATAACCCGCTTCCGCCGATCGTTCCGGCGAACTTGCTTCCGCTCGCGGAAATTAATAACGCCTGGTCGGGCAAGCCGTCGGTAACGAACAGCGGCATTCGGTCGGTCCCTTATGCGGAAATGTGGCGCATCTTTAATCGCGTCTTCGATCATGAGCGGCTTTTGCAGCTTGAACGACTGAAGAGCGGGATCGATCAGCGCGAGCCGACGGCGAAAAAGGGGTTGTTCGTCGATCCGTTCACGTCGGACTTTTATCGCGATATCGGCGAGCCGCAGACAGCGGCGATCGGCGACGGCGTAATGCAGCTTGCAATTACGCCGACCTTCTACACGACGACGCTGACCGCGCCGGTCATGCTCGATTGGGTCGAAGAAGTCATCATCGGGCGGGAACTGTCGACGGGTTGCATGAAAATCAACCCGTATCAGAACTTCGTTCCGATGCCGGCCGCGATGACGTTGACGCCCGCCGTCGACTTTTGGGTCGAGCAGCAAACGCAATGGGCGTCGCCGCAGACGCTCGAATTTAACCGCGGGGTTCGGTCGGATAACGGCCCGCTCGTCGTCTCGGCGACATCGACGAACGTCGTCGACAACCGAGAAGAACAAGCGGACTTCCTTCGCCCGATCGCCGTCGCCTTCAAGATCGACGGCATGGGCGCCGGGGAGGTTCTAAAAACCCTGACCTTCGACGGGGTCAACGTAAAGCCGGCCGGAACGCAGACCGCTAACTCTGCCGGCATCATTACGGGGACGTTCAACATCCCGTCGAACATGCCAGCGGGGACGAAGAAGATCGTCGCCGAGGGCATGGGCGGAACGATGGCCTATGCGTCCTTCACAGGCGCAGGCGTCATCGAGATTTCGGTTATGAGGCAGACGACGACCGTCGAGCGTTGGACGCGTCCGGCGGTAACGCAGCGGGCGACCTCGTCGCCGAACTGGAATTCGGGCAACAACAGCAACAACGGATCGGGCGGGGCATCGAAAAGCGATCCCCTCGCGCAGACGTTTACGCCGATCGAGCCCCGCCAGGTTGTCGGCGTTGATGTCAAGCTTTGCGCCCTCGGTTCGGCGGCGAACAGCCTTCTTGTTCATCAGGTGACGGTTGAAACCGGCTTCCCGACTGAGGAAGTCTATGCCGAAGCCTTTGTTCCGATGACAGGGGTCGCGCTCGGATGGAAATCCGCGCGCTATAGCCTGCCGGTCCTGACGATGGATGACCGCGCGAGCGCGATCGTCGTCAAGACGGACGACCCGAACCACTCGCTTTCGATCGCGTCGCTCGGCGCCTTCGATGCGGCGAAGCAAAGCTACGTCGGGCAACAGCCCTACACGACGGGCGTTCTGCTTTCGTCGTCTAATGCGCAGACATGGAACGCGCATCAAAACGACGATCTGACGTTCCGCCTCGTCGCGGCGAAATATACGACTTTGACGAAGGTCGTCCCGCTCGGGTCGTTCGCAATCGTCAACGCAAGCGACCTGCAGGTCCGGGCGGATGTTGAAATCCCCTCGGCCGATTGCAGCGTCGTTTTCGAAGTCGTTCGGGCAAACGGGGACGTTATCCAGTTGATGCCTTATCAGGTCGTCCAACTAGCCGAATTCGTAACGGAAACGGTTCAGCTTCGGTCGGTCCTGAAGGGAACGGAAAAGCTGTCGCCGATCTTGTTCGCCCCGGTCCTCTTCCTAGCCGGAACGATCGCGGCGTCGGGAACCTACATCTGCCGGGCTTTCGACCTGGGAACGGCCGTCAAGCTGACGAGCTACTTCAAGGCGAAGCTTCCGGCCGGCTCGACCGTAACAATGCATTACGACAAGGCTGATGATAATTGGCTCGCAATGCCGCTTATCACGACCGAGCAACTGTCAGATGCGGCGTGGGTTGAACGGAAGCAAGAAGCAACGGCGATCACTGCAACGCAAGGCCGTATCAAGATCACGATAACCGGAGGGCCGGCTGCCCGACCGATGATCGGCGACCTTGGCGCGGCTATAATGTAAGGGTAGCAGGAATGGCAAACACCATAAGTCGCGGCTATCCCAAGCCGGTAAGCGACCACTTTGTCAGCGACGACGTTCTTCTCTTGCTGCAAGCCTTTGACATGATCGACGCCGATGTCGAGGCGTTAATCACGGCCCTGAACGGGAAGGCCCAGGTTGTCCATACGCACAGCATGGGTGACGTTGCGGGGTTGTCGCAGGCCCTCGACGGGAAGGCGGCCATCGATCACAAGCATGGGCTTGACGACCTGCGTAACGTCGGCGGCACGGCGACTGCTCCCGATGGGGTCGTGCTGGCGAAGCTTTCCGGGCAGTGGGTTCCTCAAACCCCGGCCTCGGTTCTCGGCGTCCACAGCCATTCGATCGGCGATATAACGAATTTGGCGACCATCTTGGGAGCCAAATTCGATGCGTCTTCTCTGGCCGCGTTGGGCCTAAAGACGCTACCCGTCGATACCGACACGGTTGTCGGGTTGGACAGCGCGGACGGGAACGCCCCGAAGCGGTTTTCATGGGCGGCTTTAAAGGCCGCCCTGAAGACGTATTTCGATACGCTCTACACTGCCGCAGGCTATGGCGTTCCCACCGGGGCGGTCATCGACTGGCATGGGTCCACCGCCCCTGCAGGGCTTTTGTTCTGCCTTGGGCAGGCGGTAACGAGGACGGGGGCGAACGCTAATTTGTTCGCCCAGGTCGGCATAAAATTCGGCTCGGGCGATGGTCTAACGACCTTCAACCTGCCGACCAGGGCGTCGGAAATCGGCGGCTCTGCGAAAATCATCAAGACCTGACTGACTTGCTTTGGTCTAGTCTTATGCCGCCGCCGAGAGGCGGTTTCTTTATTTCAAAAAAAGGAGTTAGTCGATGTCCGACCCAACATTCGGCATTGCAATAACGCGCGTTGATAGCGAACCGCGTTCAGCGGTCGCCTCTGACCTTTCGGTCATCGGCCTCGTCGGTACTGCGCCGCTAGCAAATTCGGTCACGTTCCCTTTGAACGACCCGGTTCTGATCTATTCCGACGACGCTGCCGCAGTGCAGGCCCTTGGGGCGTCCGGTTCTCTCATCAAACAAATAGAACTGATCAACGCGCAACTCGGCGAATTACAGGCTGCGGCGAAGATCGTCATCGTTCGCGTCGAGGAAGGCGATGACGACCGCGCGACGATTGGCAATATCGTTGGCTCCTCGTCGCTCAAATCAGGCATCCATGCCCTGCGTCTGGCAGGTACGAAGCTTGGCGTCGTGCCCCGCTTGATCGGCGTTCCTGGCTTCACCCACCAGCGCGAAACGGGTGTTGAAGCCGTCGGCGTAAATAACCCCGGCGTCGGCTTCACGTCCGTTCCTGGCGTAACCTTTAGCGGCGGTGGCGGTACGGGTGCGGCCGGGATTGCCGTTCTCGGAACCGGGTCCGATGCGGGAAAAGTGGTCGGCGTTCAGGTAACAAATCCGGGTCAAGGTTACACTTCCGCGCCGACTATCGCGTTCGTTGGCGGCGGCGGCACCGGCGCGGCGGCGACGGCATCGATCGCCGACCTAGCGAATGCAGTCTGCGTCGCTTTGCCGGAAGTCCTGAATAGCATCCTCGCGCACGCGGTTGTTTCCGGCCCTCACTCGACGGCTGTCGCATACAGCGACTGGCGAGAAACGCTGAACAACTTCCGCCTGATCCCGGTTGAAACGTGGGTGAAAGTCGGCGCTAATGCTGACTTGGTCGATAGCGTCGGCGGCGTTCTGGGGATTGCTGTCCGCCGTGACCATGAGAAGAAGGGGCTACCGTTCTGGTCGTGGGCAAATCAACCGATGTACGGGATTGTCGCACCGAACCGCTACATAGAGTTTTCGCTCACCGATGGGGCGACCGAAGGTCAGCAAATCCTCGCTGAGAACGGCGGCGTCATTCTTCGGGGCGAGGCCGGCATCGAAACGGCGATTTCGTCCGGCGGCTTCATGTTTGTCGGCACCGACAACGCTGGCGATGACGAACTCTGGCGCTTTTACCATACGACGCGCGGGCGCGATTACATCCATCTGATGCTGCTCAAGACCCTCCGGTCGTACCTCGGGAGGTTCAACATCACCGGCCAGACCATCGAGGCCATCGTTCAAACGGTAAAGAGCGGTCTTCGTGACTTGCAGGCGGATGATGCGATCCTCGGATACACGGCAGGCTTTGAGCGTAACCAGAACAGCGCCGAGCAACTTCGCCAAGGCAAATTCACAATTACGTTCAAGGCCGAAGAAGCCCCTGTCCTTCGTTACCTCGGGGTACGTTCCGCCCGTTACCGTCCCGCCCTCGACGCCTTGCTCGACGATCTTCTCGTCCAGCTCGACGCGAACGTCTGACAGAAAGTCAGGGAAAGGCCCTAACAATGAGCAGCACTTTTTACATGATGGAGGCCGTGTACCTGTTTTGCGGCACTGACGATCCGACAAAGGGAAAGCATCTTTCGATCGCCGAACTGAAGCTACCCGACCTGCAGGCGATCTATGCAGATCATCATGCGGGCGGAGCCCTTGTGGCGACCGAGTTTGAGGTTGGTATCGAGAAACTTGAGCCGACCTTCAAACTGAGCGGCTTCGACCCGGACCTGCTTTCGCAGTTCGGCCTTGGGACGAAGCATCGGCAGTTCTTCACGGCGTATGGCGTCATTCGTGACCAAAGGACGGGCAAGCCGATAGAGGCGAAGTCCATCATAGAAGCCCGGTTGGGCCGCATTGCCCCGGACGCTTTCCAGCGGGGTGAAATGCACGGACACGAGTACGCAATGAACTCGGTCGTTCACTACGAACTTTGGTTCAACGACGCTGAAAAACTCTACTGGGACTTTTTCACGTCGTCGTGGCGCGTCGATGGTGTCGACCAAAATGCAGACGAAAACCGCATCCTTCGGATCGGAGGCTAGAGCCTAACCGTCGGCCCGGCCTCCGCGGTCGGGCCGCGATGCCTTGCAGAAAGGGCTAGAGTATGGGTGAATTTGGTAAATCTCGGCGACCGCGTGGGCTCGGTTCAGGGCCGGCCCTGAACCAGACCTCCGAATTCGGCGGCGCTCGTAGAACGTCGCAGATGCGGCCCGCAGATCACGGGGTAACGTTCAGGCTTCAGAGCCTTGAACTAACGGCAGTCGAC